AACAGAGAGAGGTGCTTGGAAAGGTGCTGAAATAGAAGCCATAGCTGCGGTTAGAAAACAAACTATGGAGCAAATACAAAAAATGGCAGAGGAGTCTGAAAAAGAAGAACCACAATTAGAATCCGTGACTAAGAAAGTAGGAGAAAAATAATGGAAACAATTATGAGTTTAGTTCAATGGATAACTTCTATAGTTACAATAGCATCTATAGTCGCTGCATCTACTCCAACACCTAAAGATGATGAGTGGATAGGCAAGCTGTATAAATTAATAGATTTACTTGCAGTCAATATTGGTAAGGCAAAACAGCAAGCTCCTTTAGTTGAATCTAAAGATGGCGACAGCTAAAGATGCTTTAAATGCGATTGAATCGCATGAAAAAGAATGTAAGTTAATTTATAAAAGTATAGATGCTAGATTAGAAGCAGGCTCTAAAAGATTTGATAAGTTAGAGGCTATACTATGGGGAGTATATCCTTTTATACTAGCAACAATAATAGCATCAAGGTTTTTAGGATGAGTAGAGCAAAGAAAACAATAACAAGAGTAGCAGAGAAATTAAAGAAAGCTAGTAAAGCACATGCTGGACAAGCAAAGACTTTAGAATCTCTTGAATTAAAAAAAGGTAGAAGAACAAAAAAATCTAAAAGCAGAGTTAATGAGGCTGGCAATTATACTAAACCAGCCATGAGAAAAAGATTGTTTAATTCTATCAAGGCAGGTAGTAAGGGCGGCAGACCAGGGCAATGGAGTGCTCGTAAAGCTCAGATGCTAGCCAAAAGATATAAGGCAGCAGGTGGCGGATACAAGAACTAATATAGTCTTTGGTGATATAGAAATACCAACTTCACAACATCCAGAGATAAAAAAACTAAAAAGAAAAAATAACGTCCATCACATGCACGGCAATAAAGTATGGAACTCTACTTTAGTTACTATGGATACGTTTGAAGAACTAGATAGTATAAAAGGTAGAATAGCTGATCTAGGCTGTGGTTGGGGGGTGCTAACACACTATATGCAAAAGAAAGGTGGTGATGTTACAGGCTTTGATTTAGATGAAGGTGTGAAGCCATATTTTGATTTGATGTCAAAATTAATGGGAGTAAAACCTAAGTTTAAAAATATAGATATATTTAGTGATGATTTGCCTTTAGATTATGACGTTTACATAGCTTGTGATGTTTGTTTTTGGGAAGTGCACACAGATAAGTGGGTATCTTTAATAAAAAAACTTTATGATGCAGATAAAGTCTTAACAATGATAGACCCTGGTAGACAATCTTTTTGGTCTTTGTTGCAGAACTCACCATGTGAATATATGGTAGAAAGAAGATATATAGAAAAGCCTAGGAAGACAGATGCTTTTATAGCAATGTTTGGAGATTAATATGCCATTAAAAAAATCACAAAGAAGTCTAAAAAAATGGACTGGACAAAAGTGGACTACTGCAAGTGGTAAAAAATCTTCTGAAACAGGAGAAGTCTATGCACCTAAAAAACAAATAGATAGATTAAAGTCTACACCTAAAGGCAGACGAAAGTTAGCAGCAGCCAATAGAAAAAAACGAGCAGCTACTAGAGCAGGTAAGCAACACGCAAGACATGGCTTGCATAAAGGGAAAAAGAGATAATGTATGAATATAGCTGTAAAGTTGAAAGAGTCGTTGATGGGGATACTGTCGATGTTGTTTTGGACCTTGGTTTCGACATTCTTTATAGGTCTCGTGTTCGTTTATATGGTATTGATACTCCCGAGTCACGTACTCGTGACTTGGATGAGAAGGCTAGAGGAAAAATGGCTGGGTCTTTCTTAAAAGAAGCTATAGATCAAGGCAATCAAGTAGTTATACAAACTAAACTAAAAGATTCAAAAGGTAAATTTGGCAGAGTACTAGGTAACGTAGTAGTGGATGGAGAAAATATTAACCAGTCAATGATTGATGCTAATTTAGCTGTAGCTTACTTTGGACAAAGTAAAGATGAAATAGAACAAGAACATTTAAGTAATAGACAAATACTTATAGAAAAAGGATTATTTGAGCCAGTAGAGTAATGGAGCAAGCAGTCACTTTAATCAATGAAGTAGGTTTTCCAATAGCAGCAGCAGGTGGTTTAGGTTTTTTTATATGGAAACTTATTAACAGAATTATTGATGGTATGGAAACAAAACTAGATACTTTAGATGATAAACAAGCAGAACTTATATCCAACATGGAAGAAAGACTTGGTACTAAACTGGACTCACAGCATGGAATACTAGTAGCATTGATTGATAGAGTACGCAGTTTAGACAATGAGATCATTCGTCAGGATACACTTATAAAAACCATACTAGGTGTGCCACAGTTAATAGATAGCAATAAGATTGCGAAAGCAGACCGAGATGACCAGAGAAAAGACTAATGGATAGATGGGATGCCGTAGTAACAATAATAGCCATAATAATATTATCTACTATTGTTATTAGTACAGTAGAAGCTGATGAGATGACACATAAATTTAAGAATCCCAGCTTTTCAGGCATAGGTACATCTAGTCATTACTTAACTATAGAAAATCAAGAATTCAATAGAAAAGAGGCTATACGTGAGGAAATTAAAGCTTACGTGGAGGATTTGGAAAGAGAAGCAGAAAATACTACCCTTGCTAGGTTTATACGTAATTTAGAGAGTAGAATATATGCACAACTAAGTAGACAGCTAGTTGATAGTCTATTTGGTGAAACCGCATCTGAGTTTGGCACTTTAGAGTTAGAAGGCAACACAATAGAATATAAAGTAGAGGATGATAAGGTTACACTAATAATTACAGATGAAGAAGGCAATACAACAGAAATTACTGTACCTCTCGGTTCTTTTACTTTCTAGTTGTTCTTTAATAATACCTCCATTAGATAATGGCATACCTCCTATAAGAAATATAGAATCAGCAGAGATAATAACTTTACTTACGAAATTATCAGAAGTAGAGAAGCCTGAAAAGAAACCAATAGTTGCTGTATATCCAAACTCTTTTAAAGATAATACAGGACAACGTAGGTCTAATAGTCAATATGCTAGTTTTAGCACAGCTATAACACAAGCTCCTGATGCTTATTTAATTAGAGCGTTAAAACACTCAGGAGTTTTTACAGTTGTTGAGCGTAAAGGTTTAGATAATCTTACTAAAGAAAGACAAATTATAAGAACTACTAGAGAAACTTTTGAGGAAAAACAAAAGGTAAAGCCTTTACTTTTTGCAGGTTTAATAATGGAAGGTGGAGTTATTGGCTACGAATCTAATGTTAAATCGGGCGGTGCAGGAGCAAGATACTTAGGAATAGGTGCTACAAAAGAGTATAGGCAAGATTCTGTTACTGTATCTTTGCGTACAGTATCAGTTAGTACAGGAAAAATATTGATAGAAGTTTTGGTTACTAAATCTATTTTAAGTGCTTCTATATCATCAGATGTATTTAGGTTTTATGAGAATATGACTGAATTGATAGAAATAGAAAGTGGTCTAGTAGAAAATGAATCAATAAATATAGCTTTACAAATGGCTATAGAAACAGCAGTTTTACAAACCATACAGGAAGGATATGAAGAAAATTATTGGCAATATAAAAATATTATCAATCAGCCTAGTTGTGATGATGAGTGCATCGCTAATATACGGGGCTGATAATGAAATATTTATAGATCAGTCAGGTGCTACATCTAACTTGGACATAGAACAAGTTGGTGGTGGTGGTAACATTATTGGTGGTGCTGATGCTGCTGCTGGATCAATGACTGCACTAGATATTGATGGTACGACCATGACCTTAGATATATTACAAAAAGGTAGTACAAATAAATTCTTAGGTGATATATGGGCTGATAGCTACACTGGTTACTTTTCATTTATAGGCGATAGCAATACTTTTAATATGTCTACTGATGAGACAAATGCAACTGGAGCAGATGGTTCTAATGTAAACGTACAGGTTACAGGTAATACAAATACCATGACTCTTAATCATGCTATGACAGCATTAGCAGCAAACCTAGATTTAGATTGGATCATACAAGGTGGAGGAAACACAATTACATCTTCTATAGATGTAGATGGTGCGACTAACTACATGGATATAGATGGTGATGATAATACTGTAACTTATGATGGTGATGGATATGCTGGCGGTTACTTCTACCTAGATCATACTGGTAACGACAGGACTTTTAACATAGATCAGGAATCTACATCAGATAATGATTGGCTCAAGATTACATCTGCTGGCTCTAATGGCACAGTTTGTGTTACTCAGTCAGACGCAGGAAATTCATTCGTCTGTTGATATAGGTTCTATATCTGAACTTAGAGGTAACGCACAAGTTCTAAGAGACAAACCCTATGGTGCTGAAATAGACTTTGGTATATTAAGTTACGACAAGGTAGAAACTGCTAATGGTCGTATGGGCATCACGTTCATAGATGAAACACAGATAAGACTAACAGAAAATTCACAAGTTTTAATTGACGAGTTTATTTTTGACCCTGACCCAGATAAATCTAAAATGGCTCTAACTTTTGCTAAAGGCACTGCAAGGTTTGTTACAGGTAAGCTAAATAAAATATCAAAAAAGAATATTAAAATACGAACTAATTCAGCAGTAGTCGGAATAAGAGGAACAGATTTTACTATAACTGTAGATGAACTAGGAAGATCATTAGTTATTTTATTGCCTAATATTGATGGTACATCTAGTGGCGAGATTACAGTAGAAACTGCTATGGGAATGGTAATACTTAATCAACCCTATGAATCTACTGTGGCTAGTGCATTTGAACGAGCACCTACCAATCCTGTTATATTAGATATAACATTAGATTTAATTGACAATATGTTGATTGTAAATCCTCCAGAGCCTAAAAAAGATTCACAAGAAGATAATCAACAACAAGCTACAGCAGATTATTTAGACTTCAACGATCTAGAAATTGACTACTTGTCAGAAAATTTTTTAGATAACGAGGCAGATTTAGAATTTACAGAATTAGATATAGATTATTTAGATGTAAATTTTTTAGAAGATTTATTAAGTGTATTAGATGCTTTAGCCTTTACACAAGAAGAAGATCAATTAAATCAATCAGCTACATCTGTAAACATTACGGGCACAGAAATAGGTCAAGATAAAGAAACACAAATAACTACTATAGTTCAAGGACAATCTATATCCTTCAGAAGGATAGTAGGTAATTCTTTACGATTAGATATTAATAACTCTGAAAGTTACACTATTATTTTAGAACAATCTGGTGTTGTAAATATAGTTAAAGTAAATGGTGGTTCTTCTAGTACAATAAAAATTAAACAAGGATCATCTTAAATAAGTTAAAATTTTTCACATGAGTAAGATTTTGTTAGGAGTAATAGCAGTTATGACAATCATAGGTCTCTTTCTATGGAATGAAAACTCTAGACTATCTGAACTTAATAAAGCTTATGAACTGAGAGATCAAGAACAGAAGGCAGCAATCGAATCATTACAAAATGATTTTAATTTGCAGACAGAGGGTTTGTTAGAAATACAAAATAAAAATCAACAAATACAGTTAGAGATGTCTAGATATTTAGATATATTTAAAAGACATGACATGACTAAATTAGCAGCAGCTAAACCTTCTTTACTAGAACCTAGAGTTAATAAAGGAACAAAAGATGTATTTGATAGTATTGAAGAAGACAGTCGCAACATTGATAATCTTGATGATGGTCTCCAGTTGCAGTCTCTTTCCCAGTAGACAAAATGTTGATATAACTACTAAGCCTTTAGAAAGGCAAATAGCTCAACCTATTTTACCTAGAGAAATTGATTTAAAAGAGCCATATTGGTACGTAGTATCAGATAAAAATATAGACGAGTTTTTACAAAGAGTTGAAAAAGAACATGGTCAAATAGTATTTTTTGCTATGTCTGTTCCTGATTATGAAATTATGTCATACAACATGCAGGAACTTAAAAGGTATATAAATGAGCTTAAACAAGTTGTGGTTTATTATAGAAAGGTTACTACAAATAAAACTAACCAAGGAGAGTAATATGAATATATCTCAAGAGGGTATAGCATTAATTAAAAAGTTTGAAGGTTGTAAATTAGAAGCTTACCAAGATAGTGTAGGAGTTTGGACAATAGGTTATGGACATACAAAAGACGTAAAAGAAGGTGACCAAATAAATCAAGACGAGGCAGAAAATTTATTACAAGAAGAGATGCCTGAATATGAAGGTTACATAAACGATATGATTACAGTGCCTTTAGAACAATGTCAGTTTGATGCTTTGGTGTGTTGGGTTTATAACTTAGGACCAACTAACCTTGGTGAGTCAACTCTTTTAAAGCTATTAAATGCAGGTGATTATCATACCACGCCTGCACAAATAAAAAGATGGAACAAGGCTGGAGGCAAAACATTGGAAGGATTAATTAGAAGAAGGGAAGCTGAAGCACTTTTGTTTGAAGGCAAAGAGTGGATAGAGGTCTGATATGCCATTTGCTAAGTTTGTTTTTCAACCTGGAATAAATAAAGAGGGAACTAATTACTCTAATGAGGGTGGATGGTTTGACGCTGATAAAGTTAGATTTAGAAAAGGTAGACCTGAAAGAATAGGTGGTTGGGAAAAAAATAGCACTGATTCTTTTTTAGGAACTTGCAGAAAGATACATAACTACTCAGATACAGAATCTAGCAACTATACAATACTAGGAACGCATTTAAAATTATATGTAAAAGAAGGAACTGGTTATCACGATATAACACCTATTAGATTAACTACCTCTGCTGGCGATGCTACATTTGCTGCTACTAATGGTTCATCTACAATTACTGTTACAGAAAATGGACATGGTGCACAACAAAATGATTTTGTAACTTTTAGTGGGGCAGCTTCTTTAGGTGGTAATATTACTGCAAATGTCTTAAATCAAGAGTATCAAATAGTTACTGTTCCTACTACAAATACTTTTACTATAACTGCTAAAGATACATCAGGAGCAACAGTAACAGCTAATTCTAGTGATAGTGGTAATGGTGGTAGTTCAGTTGTAGCTACTTATCAATTAAATACAGGTTTAGACGTTTACTTACCTTCAACTGGTTGGGGTGTTGATTCTTGGGGTTCAGGAACTTTTGGTTCTAGTTCTGCTGTTTCATACTTAAATCAATTAAGAATATGGTCTTTAGATAATTTTGGTGATGATCTTATAGCTTGTCCTAGAGGCGGACCGCTTTATTATTGGGATGAATCTTCTGGCGTAGGTACAAGAGCAGTATTAGCAAGCAGTTTGGCTGGAGCTAGCAATGTACCTACAAGTAATTTACAGATAATGATGTCTGATATAGATAGGCACGTTATATCTTTTGGTTGTAATCCTATAGGCTCAAGCACAATAGACCCATTGTTAGTAAGATTTTCTACTTCAGAAAGTGCAGTAGATTGGACACCATCAGCAACTAATTCAGCAGGAGGAGTGCAATTATCAACTGGTAGTAGAATTATAGGGGCACTAAAAACAAGACAAGAAATATTAATATGGACAGATGCAGGTATTGTATCTATGAGATTTGTAGGTTCTCCATTTATATTTAGTTTTAATGAAGTTGCTACGGGTATGTCAACAGTATCTCCACATGGAATGACATCTGCGGGTGGTGCTGTTTATTTTATGGATAATGGAGCTTTTTACATATACACAGGTGCAGTTCAAAAATTACCATGTAGTGTATTAGATCACGTATTTGATGATTTTAATTTTACGCAATCTTATAAAGTATTTTCTGCTGCTATACCAACACATAATGAAATAATATGGTTCTATCCTAGTGCATCATCACAAGAAGTAGATAGGTATGTGACTTATAATTATTTAGAAAAGTCTTGGTCAATAGGAACAACAACAGATGGATTTACTAGAACTGCTTGGAATCCTGCATACATATTAAATTATCCTGTAGCTGCTGGTAAATTAGATACGACAGACACTAACTTTTTATATAATCACGAAGTAGGTCATAGTGCTGATGGTTCAAACTTTACAGCTTTTATAGAGTCTTCTGATTTTGATTTAGACCCTGATGGTGAAAGGTTTATGTTTATATCTAAACTTATACCTGATTTGCAATACAGAGATTCAAGCGGTTCTGACAATACTGTAAATATGATTATCAAAGGTAGAAACTTTCCATTAGAAAGTTTATCTACTCTTGATACTGTAGCGGTTACACCTAACTCTACTTTTACCAACACTAGAGCTAGAGCAAGACAAAGTGCCATAAGAATAGAAAATACAGGTAACGATTTTGGTTGGAGACTTGGCGATATTAGATTAGAGTTAAGGCAAGACGGCAAAAGATAATGGCAGATAAAACAACAGTACCATTACCACTAGCTTCAACTGAATATGATGAGTTGAATGAGTCTATTACCCGCAGAACTTTAGAACAAGCAATACAAGACCTAAATTCAGAGATCGGTAATCTTAAAAGACTACAAGAAAGCATAGCTTCTAAATCTATAAGAAGGCATCAATTTTTATTAATGGGGGTTAAGCATGGCTGATAGTTTAAAAGTATTAGGTCAGCTTGATCCAGCAGCAACTACAACTACTACTTTATATACAGTACCAGATAAAACACAAACTACTATTAGTTCTATAGTTGCAGCTAATCGTACTGGTTCGGCAATAACATTTAGGCTTAGTGTTCATGTAGCTGGTGCGGGAGCAGATGACAAACAGTTTTTATTTTATGATAAGTCGGTAGCTGCTAATGACTCTTTTGCGATAGTCATAGGTATTACCCTCAATCAGGAAGATGTATTGAAAGTACATACTAGTGCAGTAGACATGAGTTTTAATGTTTTCGGTTGTGAGACAACAGAGGAAAGATAATATGGATATAAAACAACAAACCCAAAATGTAGCAGCACAAGGTCGCTTTGGTGACTCTATGTTATTGCACGTTAATCCAGCCGAGGTCAAAGGTCTAGCACAGGCTATGCCAATAACAGTTAATCCTCAGACTGGTCAGCCTGAAGCATTCTTACCTTTCTTAGCACCTTTACTAGGTAGTACATTATTTAGTTCTTTAGCTGCCTCTGGTGCGTTAGGAGCAACATTAGCTGCTAATACTGCACTAGCATCAGGTATAGGTGCAGGTTTAGCAACATACGCACAAACAGGTGGTTCAGGTTCTAAAGCATTATTGTCAGGACTTACTTCAGGATTAGGTTCGGCTGCTGCTGGTAAAGCTGCTGCTGCTGTCGATCCAACAATAACTGAAACTGTATCTCAATCAGTAAAAGATACTGTAACAACAGACTTATTACAAAATCCTAATTTAGTAGAGGGAGTAACAGAAGCAGGAGTGAAAGAATTTGTAACAGGAGCAAGTCAATTACCAGCATCAGTAGCAACACCAACTTTAAATCAAGCTGGTCAAGAAGCTTTACAAGCACAGTTAACAAAAGCTGTTCCTTTTTCTCAAAGCGTAAAAACTATGTTTACTAGTCCACAAGGTGCTTTTGATTTTGACCAAGGTGCTACAGCAGCATATGAAGCTGTTACCTCGCCTTCAGGTATAGCAGCTACTACCGCAGCAGGTACTGGAGCTATTATGCAGTCACAAGACGATTTTGAAGCTATGCTTTTGGCTAATGAAGAAGAAAGAAGAAAACGAAGACAAGAAATAATAGACGCTAATCCAGAAAATTTACCATTCAAAAAAGGTGAGTCTACAAGCTTTCCTGATTTAACAGGTGATAAAAAAGTAACACAAGCTGACATTTTAAAAGGCAGAGGGGTTGAGCTTCAAAATGGCGGTAATACAAGAGCAGCTATAGAGAGTGCAATTTATGAAGATGATGCAGATGCCATAGCAGATATGTTAAGTAGAGCACAGTCTATTAATCCTTTTGCTAGGACTGGTGGCTCTAATCAAGTAGCTGTTCCTAAAAGAAGACCTACTGCTATACCTCAAAACTTTATGGCAGGTTTTCAACCAGAGATGCAATACTTTCAAAACTTAAATCCTACTGCAACAGAATTATCAGGTGGTCAAGCACAAGGACCAACTATGCCAACACCTCCGTCCTTTTCTAGAACCTTTGATCCAACTGAAACTGCTGCATATAGAAACTTTTATGGACAAGGTGCTGACTTAGATATTCCTTATCAAGTAGACCCATACTCTCCTGTTTCTTATGGAGAAAAACAAAGATTCTTTCCTATGACTGGAAAAGACTTAGGTTTACCAACAGGCGAAGGCACACCTATGCCTGCTGGTACTGTTATGGAAGAACCTGAAGAAGGAGCTTTTAGTTCTTTTATGGGTCTAACTAAAAAAGAAGGAGCACCTAGTGTAGACATAACCAAGGCAGGAAAAGGAGCAGCCATAGCTGGTACTCCAGATGTAACACAAGAGGAAATAGAAGAGTTTGTAAGTCCTGCATTAGCAACAGGTGATCCCGAAGCTTCTAGTGAAATGATTGAAAAAGCTATATCAGAAGCTATAGCTAGTACACCTAATGTTGAAGAGTTAATACCACAAATAACAATACCTGAACGAACTAGTAAACCTCAAATATCAATACCTGAAGTAATTAGTGAACCTCAAATATCAATACCTGAAGTAATTAGTGAACCTCAAATAGCAAGCTTACCTGTAATGATGCAAGAAGCACCATCCATACCTGATCCTATTACTATAACCCCTACTGCTTTTGAAATACCTAGAATACCAACTGAAATACCTAAAATACCAACTGTTCAAAATCCTTTATTAACTTTGCCTACTAATAACTTAGTTACTAATAGATTAAGTCGTTTAGAAGAGGAAGAAGATGTAGCACGACCTATGTTAGCTACAAGACAAGAGGGAGGTACTACTAATGTAGACATGAATGATCCTTTGGTAAAAGAGACAGTAAGATTTATTTTAGGTGAAATAGATAGTGATACAGTTGTACAAAGATTTATTGATAAATTTAGTCCTGAAGAATATAGAAATCTTAGAAGAGTAGTTTTACAAAGCATTGTTCCTAATGCTCAAACTGAAGGCAGAATAGCTGGAGTTAATAATGGTGGCATGACTGATGATATAGGCGGAATGATTGGAGGCAATCAACCTGTAGCAGTATCGCAAGATGAGTATATTATTCCTGCTGATGCAGTCGCTATGTTAGGAGATGGCAGTTCTGCTTCAGGAGCAAAAAAGTTAGATCAAATGTTAGATAGAATAAGAATGGATAAAACTGGAACAACAAAACAAGCAAAAGAAATAGATGATAGGGTATTGCCAGCATGAATCAACCAGCAACTAAACTTACTGAAGACCTAGATATATCATTAGTATTACCAGGTCAAGTATCTTTGATATGGAAAGAGTGTGAAAAAATATTAGAAAAGTCATGTAAAAGATCAGGTGGTCGTGTAAGTACAATGGATTTGTACATGAACTGTATAGGAAATAAAAGTAGTTTATGGATTATATTTGAGCCTGACACAATGAAAATTATTGGATGTGCTATTACACAACTACATGACTATCCCACAAAACTTAGAATGTTAAACATAGAGCATGTGGCTGGTGGTAGATATGAAGAGTGGGTTGATAGAGGATTTCAAACTCTTTATAAGTGGGCAAAAGATAATAAGTGCGATGGTATAGAAGCAATAGGTAGAGCAGGATTTTGGAATTGGATTGGCAAAGAAAAAGACTGGGAGGAAACTTCTAGATTTTATGAGTTTAAATTTAAAGACGGAGATAAATAATGGGCGGAAGAAGTGGTGGAAGTGCACCTACAGAACAAACAGTCTATAGTGAATCGTTACCTCCTTATGTAGAGCCTTATTTTACGAGGTTACTGCAAAGGTCTGAGGCTGAGTCGTTACAGCCATATACACCTTATGGTGCTTCTAGAATAGCTTACTTTTCACCTGATGAGTTGAGTGCACAAGCTATGACTAGAGGTTATGCACAAGCAGGAACACCTACTCAGTTCGGTCAGGCTAGAGAAATATTAACTGGTTTATCTTCTCCATTGGATTCTCAATACACAGCAGGCACATTTGATCCTACATATACAGCACAAACAAGACAGTCAGGATATCAAGCTGGTGTACCTACCTCTACATATCAACCCATAGGTTTTGAACAGAACCTATCTAGGTTTATGTCACCTTATCAACAATCAGTCACAGATGTAGCTAAACGTGAGGCAATAAGAAGTTCAGATATATTAGGAGAACAAACAAGAGGACAAGCAGCACAAGCTGGAGGTTTGGGTGGATATAGAGAAGCTATACTACAAGCAGAAAGAGAAAGGAATCTCGGACAAAGATTAG